GACGCGATCGAGACCGGATACGACGGCTACTGCATCGACGGGAAATATCCCAAGGGAGCGATGACCGGGGTAGAGGTCAAGGACGAAGCCTATCTGATGAAGACCGTGCGCTGGCAGGACCTTCCGGAGATGGTCCGCTCGGTCAATCAAAAGCTCGCGCCGGCCTTGAAGCGGTACGGATACCGCGGCTTCATCTCGACCGAGGTTCGCTGCTGCGAGGACGGCAAGGCCTATCTGATCGATCCGTGCTTTGCCGATGACACCGAAATCCTCACCGATCAGGGTTGGAAGTTATTTCAGGACCTTGATCGGTCGGAGTCGGTCGCGACGCTCAACGTCGAGACTCGTGAGATCGAATACCAGATCCCGAGCGATTACCTGGCCAGCGCGTTTGCCGGCGAGATGGTGATGATCTCGAACAAGGAGCGCGGCATCGAATGTCTGGTGACGCCGAATCATGGCGTTTGGCGGACCGATCGCCACGGAAACGGGCTATTCCGCGAGAGTGCCGACAGCGTTTCCGATAGGGGATATATTCCGCGCACCGGACTATGGACTGGCCAGCATCAGGCTGTGTACACGGTGCCGGCGTATTATTCCACATGGGTGAGCGGGCGCGGCGTCGGGATCGTCAAGGAACACAGTTGTGAGCCGGCCGAGATTGACATGGTGGCATGGCTCCGATTTCTGGCGGTCTATCTGGGTGACGGCAGCATTCATTCGGAGTGGGCTGTCAATATTTCCCAAAATGATGCCAGCGATAAAAAGGAACTGATCGCGGCCATTGTGAATGAGATGCCGTTCGGCGTATCGCGGAATGCACAAGGATTTGTGGTCAATTCTGTTCAGCTTACCGAGCATCTGCGAAGCAGTGGTCTCTGCAACGAAAAGCGCATTCCGGATTACGTGAAAGACCTTACGCCGGAACAGATTGATGTCTTCCTCGACGCCTATCGTCTGTGCGATGGCGGTGAACACAAGGGCCAAAAGCTCTACTTCACGACGTCCAAGGGACTATCGGACGATATTCAGGAACTAGTGTTCAAGGCGGGTCGGCTCGCCAACATCCGCAAGCGTGAGGTTGCGGGCACCACGATGTTGGTCGGCGGCAAGACCTATACCCGCAACCACGACACCTACGTGATCTCTGAACTGGGCATGCATGATCAGTTCTGGTTCGAAACTGGATCGCGCGCCGATCGGTATTTCGCGCGTCAACCGTATGACGGGATGGTTTACGACGTCACGGTGCCAAACCATACGGTCTATGTCCGCCGCAACGGAAAACCGTTCTGGTCTTCCAATTGCTGCAGGGCCGGCTCACCTCCCAACGAGCTCTACCAGGTCATGATGGCCAACATGGCGGAAGCCATCTGGTACGGTGCCGGCGGGATCGTGATCGAACCGGAGTTTCGGGCGAAGTGGGGTGCGGAAGTCCTCCTGATCTCGGAATGGGCCGACCAGAACTGGATGCATGTCTCGTTCCCGCCGGAAGTCCGGGAGAACGTCAAGCTCCGCAACTTCTGTGTGATCGAGGGTGAATACTACGTCATTCCGCAGTGGACCGGATCGGCGGAGATCGGTGCGATTGTGGCGCTCGGGAATACGCCTGAAGAGGCGATTGCGGAGGTCAAGCGAATCGCCGAACTGGTCGAAGGACATTTGCTCGACAAGCCGATCGACGCGCTCGACATCGCACATGAGCAACTGCAAGAGGTGCTTGGTCCTGAAAAGGTCTTGACCAAGGAGCAGAAACAGGCGGAAGCTCTGCACAAGGCTGGGAAGATTTCCGATCGGCAGTTGGACAAGATGATGGCGGAAAAGGACGGAGTCTGAGCGATGGCCGAAGGGCGAGGAATGACCAAATCGAGTCCTGGACCTGCCAAGAAGGGTCCAAGGAACAAACTTCCCAAGCGTGTCCGCTCCAAAGCCAAAAGCGCGATCAAACGCGGGATGATCTCGGAGAAGGCGGCGAAGGATCATCTCGGGAAAGGGTATTGAACCATGGCAATGGCAGAGACATCCTCGGTGAACGCATCCAAACCGAAGAAATACGACGAATGGGAAGTCCGCGACGCCATGCATACGTTGATGCGGGCTGGCGAGATCACCAAGGACAAGAAGCTTCTCGGGCTGGTCCGAAAGGAAGCGGCCGAGCACGCCGAAAAGATGAAGAACGTGGCCAGCCAAGCCAGCCAACTCGCCAAGATGGGTCGCATATCGCCGAAGCAGATGGCGAAGCTCGGGAAATAAGATCGAATGCCGCTCGCCGAACGTTCCCTCGTCAACACCATGGCAAGCCGCGACAATGCGCGATTGGCGCCGCTTGTCCCACACCAGGACGAGGAAACTGGCAACGACCAGCGCGAGCGTATCGTTCCATACGACAGCGATGAGATGTTTCTTCCGGTCCGTACCCTGCGTGTCCAATACACGGACTACCTCGATTCAAAGCTGGACGAGATCGAGGAAGCCAAGGAAGCGCGGAGGTACTATCACTGCGCGCAACTGACGGCCGAACAGTACAGGGTGCTGAAGGATCGGCATCAGCCGGTTCAAATCTGGCCGCGCGTACATCGTAAGATCAATGGAATTGTCGGCGTCGTCGAGCGCATGCGGACCGATCCGAAGGCGGTCGGACGCGATCCGAAGAGTGAGGCGGGGGCGGAGGTCGCGACGCAATCCGTGCGCTATGTCTGCGATGCCAACCGGTTCAAGACGATCCTGAAGCCCAGCGTATTGCTTCAGGGAGGCATCGAAGGGATAGCTGGCGTTCAACTTGTCCTGCAGCAGGGTGACAAGGGAGACCCGGATGCTGGTCTCCATGGCGTCATCGGAGACGAATATTTCTATGATCCGCGGTCGTACAACCAGAACTTCAAGGATGTCCGGTACGAAGGTATCGCGAAGTGGCTCGACATTGACGCTGCGGTCGAGATGTTCCCGAACAAACGGGAATTGCTTGAGGGATTATTCCAAGGCGATAGCGATCTGACCACGAATCCCGATCGCGAAATCAAGTGGATTATCTCGACACTGAAGCGGCTTCGGCTCGTCGAGCACTGGTACAAGCATCGCGGCCGATGGTGCTGGGCGTTCTACTGTTCCAACGTGATGCTCGACCAAGGAATCTCGCCGTTTTTCAATGAACGAAATGAAAGCGAATCGTCCTTCGAGATGTTCTCGGCAGCGATCGATCAGGACGGAGATCGCTACGGATTTGTGCGTGGGTTCAAGGGGCCGCAGGATGCGTTGAACCAGGGCAAGTCCAAGACGCTTGCGCTTGCCAACTCGCGGCAGTTGATCCTTGAAAAAGGTTCGGTCGACGATGTCGAGCGGGCCCGACGCGAGGCTGCGCGGCACGATGGTGTGATCGAGGTCAATCCGGGAAAAAAGTTCGAAATCCGAGATACTCAGAAGGATATCGCGGTTTTTTCGTCCTTCACGGAAGACGCGAAAGCCGAAATGGATGGTTTCGCAAATGCCAACCTCGCGGCAATTTCCGGAATCGGAAACATCTCCGGAAAGGCGATCGAACTGTTACGGCAACCCGGCATGGCAGAGTTGGGGCCGTTCGTGCTGGCCTACCGGTCGTTCGAACTTGGCGTCTATCGCAAGATCTGGAATGCCGTCCAAAGGCATTGGACGGCTGAGCGCTGGATCAGGGTCAATTCCAACGACAAGACCGCACAGTTTATCCAATTGAACGGCGTCGACCTTGATCAGTTCGGGAGACCCGTCATTGTCAACGCGGTCGGACAACTCGACGTGAATATCGTTCTCGACGAAGGTCCCGACATCGTATCGATGATGCAGGAAACCTACGAGATGTTGAAGGGGTATCCTCCTGGAACCTTCCCGCCGCAGGTTTTGATCGAGATGAATCCGAACATTCCGCGCAGCGAAAAGGATCGGCTGTTGCAGATGATGGCACCCAAACCGCCGCCCCCCGATCCGATGGCGGAGGTCGTCAAGAAGCTTCAACTTGAGGGCGTGGCGGGACGCAATGCCAAGACGGCCGCGGAGACGCAGAAGCTATTGGCTGGCGCGGACCAAGCCGCAGCGACCGCGGAAGAGAAGAGGGCCGGCGTCGGGCATGGTGCCAGCAACCTGCATCTTGCGGCGGCCGAGTTCGTGCGGGATACGCTGTTCGATGCCCACAGGATCGCGCAACCGGCACAGGGACCAGGACCGCAAGGTCTGGGTGGTTCACCGCAACCAAGACCGATGATTCCACCTCAACCACAGCCGCAGGGATTGTAGCTATGATGTTACGAACTGGCCGAATACTGGCAGTCCTTGCGATCTTGTTCGCAACATTGCTGTTGTCGCCGTCCTGGGCTCAGAACAATTTTCCGAGTCCTGGAGGCGCGCAAGTCAACGGTGTCGTGTTCATGTGCTTGGACGCGCAGGGCAGGGCAGTCGGTGCGACGGCGGCGGGGACGTGTCTGGCGGCTGGGGGCGGGGGTGGTGGGCTTTCGGTAGTTGATCAGACGGCGTTTACGCAAGGCACGTCGGCTTTCACGCCTGGAGGTGGTGTGTTTAACGACGCGTCTACGTTGACGTCCGGGCAAGAAGGCACGTTTCGGATGACGACGAAACGGGCGCAGATCATGGATGTTGATGCTTCAGGAAGTCAACTTCACGCCGATTTGACGTCGGCTATTGCGACAGGCACCAACAACATCGGCAATGTTAAAATTGTAGACACCGCCGGAACCAACTTAGGGACTGTCAAGCCAGCCAGTACCGCACCGGTTGCGACTGATACATCTTTGGTTACGGCGCTTAATCCGAACAGTCCAGGGATTATCACGCTGGGGCCGGCCGCCGCTGCCAGTTCTGTCCCTATGACAGTTGGCCCTGCTCTGCTTGGTTCTTATTGTATGGGCGCGAATACCGGAACCATGGCCGCTGGTCTTGGAGCAGGTTCACCTATTTTTTCATTCAGATACGGTGGGGCAGCGCTTGCGATTGTGCGAAGAGTCTCATCTGAAGCGGATGACGTTTCAACGGCTTTAACGGCTGGGGCTGGCAAGTTTGATCTGATAGCAGCGCGGGCATTCACTGCCTCTGACACGGGCGGAACGGCCGGGACGTTAACTGGCAACAATGGAAAAATGAGAACTTCGTTTGCCACAACCGGAGTATCGGACTTCAGGATTTCATCTACAGCGACATTGACCGCAGGCACTCGTACTCTTGATACTCAGCCTTTAGCCAGTGTTGAATTCCCCGTGTCAACTACTGCCGATGGCGGCCTGTTACCGACCACAGATCTTGTTAGAACTAACGTCGGAGAAAGTCCTCTCGTGCTGGCCACTAACGAAGGTTTTGTTATTCAAGCCACGGTTCCAGGCACCGGTACATGGTCTGCATCGGTACGAGTTTGTTGGGATGAAGTGAGTGCATTCTAATGAATAACCTCCGCATCCTTCTCCTCGCGCTTAGCCTTGGGCTGACCCCAGCACTCGCATGGGCGGCAGGATGGCTGCCATTGGCGGTTTCTGTTGTATGGTCTCCACCATCTGCATCAGTGCCTCTGTTAGCATGGTACAAGGCAGATGTTGGGGTTTTCACGGATACGGCTTGCTCAACTCCAGCAACCAATTCAACCACAGTCGCTTGCTGGAAAGATCAAAGTGGTAACGGTTACGATATTAAACAGACAACAGCCGGAAATCGCCCAACATTCTTGACAGCCGGACTTAATAGCAAACAAACTGTTAGTTTTGTGGCCGCAAGCGTTACCAATCTAATAAGCGGCACGGGCGTTGCCATGGGAACTAGCACGCAGGCATCTGGATTTTGCGTGGCACAGTACACGACCAATACAAGCAGTTTTGGTCGCGGATTCGAATATATTCAAGCCGCGACGACAGACACGGCAACGAGTGCCGGTCTTTTTATGTTGAGAAATTCAAACGTTAATCAGCTTGAGGGATTCAAGGGGTCGGCTGTCGGTCAACAAGGTGTTTCACTCGTCACGACAGTTCATTGGGGAACAGTTTTTGATGGGGCTAACGGCATAACGTATTTAAACAACGTAGCATCTTCACCAACTGCAATCACCGCGGCTTTCGTAAGTAATGGTTTTGTTTTGATGGGCGTCGATTTTGGAGGTGCTGTTATCGGGTCGGCTGCATGGGATGGTCCTATATCAGAATGCGTTTTGTATTCCGGGGCCCTCAGCAGCACCGATCGATCAAATCTAGAGGCTTATTTCACTTCGAGATGGTAGATGAAAATATCCCGTCGAGATTTCACTCATGCGGGTTGTACAGTTGCGGCGATTTCGCTGATTCCAAAAACTGCCGAAGCGTGGATACACGGATCAGCGCCCACGAATAACAATCGCGTCACGATCAACGTTCCAGGCGGTGCGATCTACTATGCGAACTTGGCGAAGGGGTTCGGGTTCATCCCAGACCCGACCAATCAAGACGCAAACGGATATCCCGTCACGACACCGGCCGCCATCATCGGCAGCAACCCATCAATGCCAGCCAATTACTACGGGACCTTTACTTGGTCTTGGAATGGCACAGGATCAATGCAGATCCTCGGTGCGCCACCGATCGTTGTGACATCAGGTGGGACGGCCATCTTCGAGATCGGCACCAATTCAGGTGACAAGGCATCCAGCAATCTCACTCTC